CCCCGCCGGCTGACGCCGCGTGAATGCGAACGCCTCATGGGCTGGCCCGACGATCACACGCTGGTCCCTGACGCGAAGGGCAAGCTCTTGTCCGACGCGGCCCGCTACAAAGCCTGCGGCAATGGGGTCGCGTCGCGTGTGGCCGAGTGGATCGGCGAACGGCTGCGGATTGCCTTGGAGGTCGCGTGACGATTAAGCGCCGCACCCCTCTCCCTCGTCAGTCCCCGAAACGCGCCCGCGAACAGGGGCGGACGTTCTCCACGATTGTTGGACCCCGCCAACGGCCGAAGCGACGGAACGCGAAGCGCAAACCCAGCGAGTTCGCGCGCTGCTTTGGCTCCAAGGCCCGCGTCCAGTTCGTGAAGTCCTTGCCGTGCTGCGTCACCGGCCGGCGCGGGGGGATCGACAACGCGCACGTCATCCGCGACGGGTCCGAAGGCATGGGACGCCGTGGGGGGTTCGCGTGCATCGCGCCGCTCCGTCATGAGTTGCACTCGTTGCTCCACACGTCCCCGGCGCGGTTCACGGAACGGTACGGGACACCGGACTTTGCGAAGGCGGCGGCGGAGACGGAGCAGCGGTGGCGGGTGGAATGTGGGGAGGGGGAATGAACCAGCCCTCGATGGATTACCCGACGTTTCTCACGGCGAAGGCCCTGGTTGATCCGCCGACCGGCATCGAGCCGCCGATCCTCAACCCGTCGCTGTTCCCGTACCAGAGAGACATTACCGCGTGGGCGCTGCGCCGCGGGCGAGCCGCGATCTTTGCGGGCTGCGGACTTGGCAAGACGCTGATGCAATTGGAGTGGGCGCGGGCCGTTGCAGAGCACGCGCGCGGGCCGGTTCTCGTCCTGACGCCGCTGGCGGTCGCCCCGCAAACGATCGCGGAAGGCGAGCGGTTCGGGATCATCGCGAAGTACGCCGCTGATTCCTCGCGAGTCGCGTCAAGTATCACCGTCACGAACTACGATCGGCTGGACCGCTTCGATCCGGCCGCGTTCGCCGGCATCGTCTTGGACGAGTCGAGCATCCTGAAAGCGTTTGACGGCGCGACCAGGACGCATCTCATCGATTCGTTCCGCGCCACCGCGTACCGGCTTGCCTGCACCGCGACCCCGGCGCCCAATGACTATATGGAACTCGGGAACCACGCCGAGTTCCTGGGCGTGCTCACGCGCACGGAAATGCTCGCCACCTTCTTTGTCCACGACGGCGGCGAAACGCAATCGTGGCGGCTGAAGGGGCACGCGGAGAAAGACTTCTGGACGTGGCTCTGCTCGTGGGCCGTCATGCTGCGTCAGCCGTCCGATCTGGGCTATTCGGACGAGGGGTTCATCCTGCCGGCGTGCGACGTGATACAACACACCGTCCAGTCGCCCCCGAGTGACGGGGCATTGTTCGCCTTCGAGGCGCAAACGCTACAGGAACGATTAGCCGCACGACGCGCCAGTGTCACCGAACGGGTGAAGCTCGCCGCAGACGTCGTGAACGCAACGACGCATCCGTTTGTGGTGTGGTGCAACCTCAACGCGGAATCTGACGCGCTGGTAGACGCGATCGACGGGGCCGTGTCTGTCGAAGGCGCATTGGACGCCGCAGAGAAAGAACGCCGGCTACTCGGGTTCACGCGGGGCGCATTCCGTGTGCTGGTCACCAAGCCATCGATTGCGGGATTCGGGATGAACTGGCAGCACTGCCATCAGATGGCCTTTGTCGGCCTCTCGGATTCGTGGGAGCAGTACTACCAATCCGTGCGCCGCTGCTGGCGGTTCGGGCAGGCGCATCCGGTCACGGTCCACGTCATCACCGCGGAGTCCGAAGGTGCGGTGGTTTCCAACATCAAACGCAAAGACGCCGATGCGGAAGCGATGGCGTCCAACATGGTAGCTCACATGAAAGACCTGTCCGCCCAAGCTGTTCACGCCGAGGGCACACGCAACACCGTCGAGTATGCGACCGACACGGCCACCGCCGACCGCTGGACACTGCACCTGGGGGATTGTGTCGATGTGCTCCGGCAGATGGAGACGGCCAGTGTGGATTTCTCGGTATTCTCTCCGCCGTTCGCTTCGCTCTATACCTATTCCGCCAGCGATCGCGACATGGGCAACGCGCGGACGCACGCTGAGTTCTTCGAGCACTTCCGGTTCGCTGTGCGGGAATTGGTGCGCGTGCTCAAACCGGGGCGGCTGGTGTCGTTCCACTGCATGAACCTGCCGACGTCCAAAGTGCGCGACGGCGTGATCGGACTGATGGACTTTCGCGGTGATCTGATTCGACTCTTCCAAGCGGAAGGATTCATCTACCACTCGGAAGTCTGCATCTGGAAAGACCCGGTGACTGCAATGCAGCGGACCAAGGCGCTCGGCCTGCTCCACAAGACCATTCGCAACGACTCGTCCATGAGCCGGCAGGGCATCCCCGACTATCTGGTGACGATGCGGGCACCCGGCGAGAATGCGGCCCCGATCGCGCACACGGCAGACGAGTTCCCCGTCACTCTTTGGCAGCGGTTCGCATCGCCCGTCTGGATGGACATAAATCCGTCGGATACGCTGCAATACCGCAGCGCGCGGGAGCACAACGACGAGCGGCACATCTGCCCGCTTCAACTTGACGTGATCCGCCGCGCCGTCATGCTCTGGTCGAACCCCGATGACGTGGTACTGTCGCCGTTCGCAGGCATCGGATCCGAAGGCTACGTCGCGCTGGAAATGGGGCGCCGCTTCGTCGGGATCGAACTAAAGCCGAGCTATTTCCGACAGGCAGTGAAGAATCTGGAATCCGTCCAGTCGGCCGCCAATGGCGATCTGTTCGCGGTGGGGCAATCCGCATGATTCCTCTCGCGCGGCAACCCCACCCAGGGAGCGCGGAATAACGCATGGCTGAGCTCCACTGGTTCCCCTTCTTCGCGAAGGACTGGCTGTCGAGTCCCGCGCGCATGGCGATGAAGCCGGAGCAACGCGGCGCGTATATCGACCTGCTGGCGTTCGCGTGGGGCAACGGCACGGATGAGCCATGCCTTGACCCTGACCCCGTCGTGCTGGCCGGCCTGAGCGGCTTGGGGCGGCGGTGGGCGAAGCTCTCGCCGCTGATCCTCGACCAGTTCGATGAGCGCGACGGGCTGCTCTACAACGCCAAGCTGTCGCAGGTCTGGCACGACTCGCAGGCCCGACACGGCCAAGCGGTCGAGCGCGGCAAGCGTAGCGCGAAAGCACGGGCAGACAAACGGCAAAGCGTTTCCAAACAGTCTCCAAACAGTTATCAGGAATCACAATCACAACCAGAACCACAGGAGAGGCTTGTGGCTCCTACGGAGCCAACAAGCACTCTCCCGGCGGTCGCGCTTGGCGCTGAGGCACCGCGCTCCGCCGTCGAGTTGCCAGTAGACCGGGATGCACGGTCGGCAGGCTGGTCCTCGGTGCGCGACACCCTGCGGGCGATTCCCGGCCTGCGTGCGAGGCCCGCATGACGGACATCCTCGAATCCCTGGAAATCGAGTATCTGGAACGGCTGGCCCAGCGGTCCGCTGAGTGGCAGGTCAAGCACCCCGACGAAGCGAAGCTGTTGCGCGAGCAGGTCACAGCCACCTTCCGCCGACCCGGGAAGCCGGACCCAGAGCCCGGGTCGCTCGCGTGGGAGATGGTCGAGCAGGCCGTCAACGAGGCCGTGCGCGCTCGCAAGGGTTGGCCGACCGCTCGCGCCTTCATCGCGTTGCAAGGCGGTGACGAGCTGCCGACGCCGCCACGTCCTGCCCCGCGCCCGTTGGTGACGGTGCCCGACCGCAAACGCATCGCGGCGGGTGACGCATGACCCGACACACCGCCTGTCACTGGTGCCTGTCCCGCGCCCATCCCGTCGAACGCTGCCCGGTGAAACCGCAACCCAGACGCTCCACGACGGACGTGAACGACGCACTGGCCGAACGGGTCCACCGCTGGCGGTTGCTGGCCGGTCAGTACCGCCGACTGTTGCGGGAAGCCTGTCTGCCGATCCCACCCGAAATCGACGCCTTCAACCCTGACCAGCCATGAACTACAACAGCCGCACCGCTCTGACGCCTCGGATCGCCACGCTCGCCGCCCAGCGGTATGCGAAGGGCGAACCTGTGGCGCGCATCCTCCGCGATTTGCAGATCAGCAAGTCGAACTTCTACCGCGCGTTGCAGCAACAGCGGGAGCAGGTCACGCGCCCGCTGGGGTCCGTCGCGTCGTCGTTCACGTTCGACGTGCCGCCCGATCCCCGGACCCTCTACCAGATCGAGAAAGAGAAACGCGCCCACCGCGTCAGCCCCGCGATCTCAGCCGCGCAGCAGGCCCTTGAGGAACGGCTGGCCCGCGAATCCCACGACCGCAGAGGCGGACGACCGAAGGGCTCCAAGAACGGGCAGGCGTTTCAGGTCGCGTTGCAGCCCAAGGTCCGTGTGGCCGTTCCCCCGAAAGATCCTGCGGATGCGTTGTGGCAGTCGCTGGGGAGGTATGAGGGACGATGAGCAAGCGCATATATCCGGGCGGCACATCGCTGCCGATCACGACCAGCGCAGTAAGCTGGCTTCTGCTGGACCATTTCCATGCGCCGGGATGGGCATACGGGGTGTTCTTCACGCTGGCAGGCATCGTCTGGCTTGCCGCCCTCGTCGCGCTCGGGAAGATCCTCTTTGGCGCTACCGAGATCCTCTCGGCCAATGATGTCGAACAACGGTTGCAGAGACTGGAGAGGCGCTCGTGACCCTTCTCGCCTTGGGGATCTTCGCGTACCTCGTCATCGGCGTGCTGGTGTTCGTGGGGCTGGGCGCAAGGAGGCCGCGTGACCGCCGCAACGCGAAAAGTCGTGTCAACCCCCCAACGCAATCGCGCGAGGATCGCGTCAGACGCGAAAACGCCTCTGAAAACGACCGATCCGGAAAACCCGAAAATTAAATTGTTATGTGGAAGTACTCATTTCACATTCCAAACGGAGGGTTTTGATATGCGCGATTGGGGAGAGCGGCACGGACAGAATGTGAAGAAGTTGGTGGCTGCGATTCGCCGCGCGGCCGATGAGCACGGAACGCCAAACGGGTTCTACCCACGTGAGCTCTGGCTTGACTACGGTGCGCCGCACCAACTCATCATCGGCCAGATGATGCGGAACACGTACGTAAGGAATATCGTCGAGCAGCAGGTGGGTCTCGGACCGGTCGAGTATCACACGACCACGCAAGGCGTTCGGCGAATCAGCATTGGCGAGGAGGCGACATCATGAGCCGCCGCCGAAGCTTCTCCGCAGACAACCCGCGCCCGTATCGGTGCGGCGCGTTCGGCACCACGACCGGCCGTCAGTGCATGCTCCACTCTGACCACGGCGGCCCGCATGTCCTTGAGACGGTGTGCTCTGCGGAGATCGGAGTCGATGGCCGCGTTGGCTGCGACTGCATGAAGGGAATGCCAGAGCTCAAGGCCGACCTCGCGGTTTGCCATGGTCGGCTGGTGGACCTGATCGAACAATCCCGCCGATGACCGCTCCCCGCTCCCGCGTCGTTCCCTCGGTTCAGGTCCAGCCGCCCGACCTCTACGCCGACATGAACGGCACCGAACGCGACTATGCGATCACCCTCGAAGCCCGCTACCGGAACGGCGAGATCGCTGCATGGCGCTTCGAGAAGGTGACGCTCAAGCTGGCCGACGACACCAGGTACACGCCGGACTTCTGGGTGGTGTATCCGACCGGCCGCGTCGAGTTCATCGAAGTCAAAGGGTTCTGGCGTGATGATGCGCGCGTGAAGATCCGCGTGGCAGCGGCGCAGTTCCCAGAGTTCGCCTTTCACGCCGCGCGGAAGGATCGCGGCGGTTGGCAGATCGAATCGTTTTCGCCCGTCCCCACCACCGGAGGCTGACCCGAACATGAGCCAAGACATAATCGAAATCGAGCGCGGCAAGGGTCCGGGACGATGGATGCCGATACTACTCGATGAGATGAGCGAAGCGCCAACATTTCGTGCGCTGATCTGGTGCCCCGTCTGCGGAAGGCCGCTTTCCTTACAACGCGGTCACCGAATCGCAGCCGATGGACAGGTTACGCCATCCGTGGGGCATCCCGAGTCATACCCGCCGTGTCCGTGGCACGTGAGCCCGCGACTGGTGGGATGGGAAAGCCCGCCGGACCCGCCACCGCGTGCGCTCGTGTCGTGCGACAGTTGCGGCAAGGAGACCCGCGCTGTTGGCGGCTGGATAGTGCCGTCGCTTGGCCTGATGACGTGTCCTGAATGCTTCAAAATCGCCTTCCCACCGGAGAGCACGAATGTCTGACAAACCCAATGCCCTGCCGTCCTCGGCGTCGGAAGGGACCGGAACACCGATCCTGCCCTGCCCATTTTGCGGCAAAGAGGCACATATCCTTGGCCCCGTCAGCTTCGACACGTACGACGCAGTTTGTGGCAGTCTGACGCATCCTCTCGTGTTCATGCGCGGACCCCTCGACGTCGTTGTCGCGGCATGGAACCGCCGCGCGCTCCCCTCACCAGAATCGGCAGGAGCGTCAATGAGCATTCGCGAAATGCAGCGGATCAACGCTGAGCGGTCCAAGCGTTGGATGGGTACGAGCGTTGGATGGACGGTCCTCGAAGTCGCGGGCGAACTGGCTGGCGAAGTCGGAGAGCTCGCGAACGTCTGCAAGAAGCTCCGGCGCTCCCAGATGGGCGTGCCGGGCAACAAGGTCAGCGATGCCGAGCTACTGAAACAGGCCACGAGCGAAGCGGCGGACGTGTTCATCGTGCTGATGCTCACCGCCTCGAAGCTCGGCATCGACCTTGAGCGCGCCGTGTGTGACACGTTCAACGCGAAGTCCGAGCAAATGGGATTCCCGGAGCGCATGCCACTGCGCGTGCCACCCGTCGCTTCCTCTGGTAAGGTGCCGCCGACGTGCAACGACTGCGGCGGCGAGTTAGAACTCGGCGGCTCGTTCACGCATTGCCGACACTGCGTGCGACTTCGCCACATCGAACATCTGCTTAACCAGGTTGCTCCCTCTCCTGAGGGCTGCGAAACCTCATCCCGCTTCCGGCCAGCTCACAACACCGTTCACGTCTCTCCCTCAGTCGGTGAAGCAAAGACAGCGGAACCGACAATCGTTGACCGCGCACTGAGACGGATCGACCGGTGGGCCGACGAAACGGAGGCGGGCAGGCCGTGGATGATGGATGGTCACGAAGCCGCCGCGCTTGCCGTAGCTCTTCACGCCGAGCGAGCCGCCTCCGATCTCCTCCGACAGAAGAACGCGGAAACGCTGAAGGCACTGGATCGAGCTGAGGGCGAACGCGACGAGGCACACAAGGAACGGGCCAAGGTTGAGGCCGAACGGACGACGCTGGCTGTCCGGATGTACGACTGCGCAGTGGAAAACGGTCTGCTGGATAGCAGCCGGGCCGATTCACCTTCGATTCTGGTTTGCGAAGCCCTGACAGCTTCGCGCTCCGAGTGTGCCGCGTTGCGCGCTCAGCGGGACTCCGCACTCTCCTCACTCAAGGCAGTACGGGATGAGATCGAGAGACCGCTCACGCCGCCACTGACTATCTACTCGCTGAGCCTGCACATCGCCGACCTGCTGGCCATCCTCGACCGGGCCATCGCCCAACAGGAGGGAGCATGAGCGGCCGCACCGGAATCGAGTGGACGGACCGGACGTGGAACCCGGTCGTCGGCTGCACGAAGGTCAGCCAGGGCTGCAAAAACTGCTACGCAAAAACGATTCACGACATGCGGCACGCCGCGCACCTGGCCGGCAAGAAGATGGCGCCGCAGTACGCCGTGCCGTTCGAGCACGTGCAGCTCATGCCCGATCGGCTGACGTGGCCGCTCTCGCTGCGTCAGCCGTCGCGGATCTTCGTGAACAGCGTCAGCGATCTGTTTCACGAGGACGTGCCGGACGAGTTCATCGACCGTGTCTTCGCTATCATGGCGATGGCGCCAAGGCACGCGTTTCAGGTGCTCACGAAACGTCCCGAGCGGATGCTGGAGTACATCGGCGCGCCGGGATTGGTTGGTGACATCGATGGGAGATCGTGGCGCATCCGCGAAGCGGGTCACGCCTTCGGCGTCGCGATTGCGGACGATGTGAACTTCGCCCTGCCGCTTCCGAACGTATGGCTCGGCGTCAGCGTCGAGAATCAGAAAGCCGCAGAAGAACGCATTCCGCTTCTGCAACAGACGCCGGCAGCTGTCCGGTTTCTCAGCGCGGAGCCGTTGCTCGGCCCGATCGACTTCTATGGCGCCGGCAGTCGCGGTGGCGAGGACGGCGATCCGTTCGCCTTCTCCGCGTTGAGGGGAACCGATGGCGTCGAACCGCCGATCGCCGGTATCGATTGGGTCATCGTCGGTGGAGAATCTGGTTCATCGAAACAGAATCCACGGCCGATGCACCCGGACTGGGCTCGCGGTATCCGCGATCAGTGCGTCGCCGCCGGCGTGCCGTTCCTGTTCAAGCAGTGGGGCGATTGGACGGTCTGCCCGCTGCGGCACCTCCCGGAGGACGTCGAAGAGGTGAAGCACCGCCGCGTTGGCGAGCAGTGGATGATGCGCGTCGGAAAGAAGCGCGCCGGCCGCGAGCTCGACGGCCGCACGTGGGATGAGTACCCGTCTCCGAAGGAGAAGCTCGCATGAAGACGGAGACGATGGATCTCGTCCAGGTGCTCGCCGACGCGCGCTCTATTCGCGACAAAATCGCGGCGCTCCTCCCTCCTGAGCAGCCATGACCCAGCCACCGAGCCGCCACCGCCCCAAAAGTCTTGCAATTTGCAAGAGTCCGCTTCTTCCCATATACTACCTGCTGAGATGCCAAGACGCGCCAGCGCAACCAGTTTCGGCCAAAGCAAAGGCAACCGACCCGGTCGCAAAAAGGGCGACCCCACCAACGTCGGCGTCCTGCCCGCTACCTTCCGGAACCGGATGGCCCTGATCGCCTCTCGGATGCGGACCGTCAACGAGCTGGAGAAGATCCTCGAGAACCGGGACCATGCCGCCTTCATGAAGGCCATGGAGTTCGTCACCGAACGCGGCTTCGGCAAGGTGCCGTCCGCAGTCGATGTCACCTCCAAGGGCGAGAAAGTCTCGGGCGTCGTCATCCTGCCCAGCGTCGGCGACGAGCCATGACAGACCGTCCCTTCATTGCGTTGGGCTGGACCCCGGGTGCCCTAACCGGATGGGGTCAGTTCGGGGCACACTTCGCCCGTACGGTCTCGGAGGCCGGGTATCGCGTCGTTCTCCCTGGTGGGCTGGATCCGGCGGGGGTGCTGCCGTTGGACCGCCCGCTGCTCGCCTCACTGGTAGGTCCGGTCCCGACCGATGGCGCCCCCGGAGTGGTCTGCATGGCGATCGGGAACGCGCTCGAGGCTAAGCCAGAGGGGTTGCCGGCCTCGGTCCGGTGCGTGGGAATCATCTTCTGCGAGGACATAGGCGCATTCGATGAGGCTGGGGTCGCACGGCTCAATGCCTACGACCTGATCGTGGCCGGGAGCCGGTGGACCGAGCGGGTGCTGCGGGAGAAGGGGGTTGAGCGGGTGGTCTTGGCCCATCAGGGCTATGATGGGCGGGTGTTCTTCCCATGGACTGGCGCTATAGTGTCGCGCGAAGTCTCGGAAAACGCGGGAAAGTACGGCGATGCGCACGACAGCATGGCGACACCGAGCCGCCCCCGCGTCTTTTCCGGCGGCAAGCTCGAGTTCCGCAAGGGGCAGGACATTGTGGTCGAAGCGTTCCGACGCTTCCGTCAGACCCCCGAAGGCCGGGACGCACAACTCGTTGTGGCGTGGGACAACCAGTGGCCGCAGACCATGGACGGCATCTGGCTCTCGGACTACGTGAAGGGCGTCCCCACAGTGCGGAACGGGCGGTGCGAGGTCGGGCCGTGGTTGGTCGCGAACGGGTTGCCGGCGGACGCGGTGATCGACTGCGGCCGGCTGACGCCCCCCGAGGCCGCGCACGTGCTCAGGTCGTGTACAGCGGGAGTGTTCCCTAACCGGGCAGAGTCCGGGACCAATCTGGTGCTGGTGGAGGCGCTGGCGAGTGGGCTGCCGTGCATCATGGCCGGCCGTCATGGTCAGCTTGACGCTTCCCATGCGTTCGCGCCTGTGCCGCCGTGGCTACTAGACCCCAACGGGATCGGGCTGGATGTCGTGCCGAACGGCTGTTCCCTCTACAAGTCCACGGACGGTTGGGTCGAGACGGCGCCGGACGAAATCGTCGGGGCCTTGGCGCTGGCGGCACGGGGCGGATGGGGCGGCGCGTGGAACTCCTCGTCAAGCTACGCCGACTACTGGGACTGGTCCGTCCGGGGCCCGGCGATGGCCGAGGCGATCCTTCAGGCTGAGACGGTGGCGGCGTGAGCCTCTACCGCGACAACGCCCGCCCGCCAACGCTGCCGGTCCCGGCCCCCGAGCTGCCCCGTCCGATCATCCAGTTGCCGGACGCCCCGGAGCCGTGGTCCTTCAAGACTCGGGAGCACTTCCCGGAACTGATGACCCGATGGGGGCTGACCGGCGTTGGCGTCGAGGTCGGCGTCTATCGCGGCGGCTTCTCCAACTTGATCCTGCGGGAATGGCCGGGCGTGCTGCATGTGGTTGATCCCTGGGAGTTCCAGCCGGACAAGCGGGACATGCTCAACACACCCGACTTGCCGAGCGACTACGAGCGCGCGACGACCCAGCTTCAGGACTGGATCGCGCAGGGACGGTGCATCGTGCATCGGGGCTACTCGGTAGACGTGGCGGCGAGTTCGGCTTTCTGTCATCGATCCGATGAATGGCATGCGCTCGATTGGGTCTACGTGGACGCGCTCCACGACTACGCGTCCTGCATCGCCGACCTGACGGCATGGGCCCCGCTCATCCGGCCCGGCGGCGCGCTCTGCGGCCACGACTATCTGGACCACCCACCGGGCGGTCAGACGGACTTTGGGGTGGTGTCAGCGGTCCGGGACTGGTGCAAAGCCAACGACTACTCAGTCTCGGACGACGTGTTGACGACGACGCACGACGGATACCCGACCTACGTGATTCGGCTGCGCCCCTGATGCCTCAGAACTTTCGCGGTGAGCATTTTGAGGTGCTATCCACTCGCAGCGCTCCTGTAACGGAAAGCCAGATAGCAGTGCAGCGCGATGCGGCGCTGGCCTCGCTCCGGGACAAGGTTAGGCGGATCCTTGCGGATCCAGAGCAACGCGCGTCCCTGTTTCGATACATTGCCGAACCTGAGACAGCACCGGCCCCCAGTCCCCCGGCGCCGGCTGTACCAGATGCGTCACGCTCGGATACCACGGCGCAAACGCCGGAGACTGGCCCCACCGCCACTCCAGATTAAACCGGTGGAGGGCCAGCGTTGGCACGCCGATCGAGCCCGCAACATGTAGCCCGAGCGTATCGACGGCCACCACCATGTCCAGCCCCGCCATCGCTTCGGCCAACCCCAGCACGTCAGGATAGACCGGACTCGGCTCGACGGACTTCCCGAGCCACGCACGCGCCACGAGGTCTGACGTGCCGGTTGGGTCGTACTGGAGCGGAACCCAGGTCACGCCGGGGATGTCGGCGAGCTGGCCCAGCAGTTCGTCCGGGATGGAGCGGAGCCGATCGACGGGGTTGCCGGACGTGCCCTTCCAGACCAGCCCGACGCGACGGGTACCTGAGTAGCCGCAGCCGGGCGGCTCCGTCGCGCTTGACCACTCCGTCATCGGCCGCGGCGCGTGCGTGAGTGGCCCCATCGGATCAGGCAGGTCGTCACCGCCCAGCAGCCCCGGCAGCGACATCAGCGGCACATGATATGTCACCGCGTGGGGGTAGGCGCCGGATCCGCGGGCCACGATCTTGAGCCCCGGCAACGACGCCTCCATCCATCGCGTCAACGCCGGCCGCGTCTCAAGCGCCACCACCGGCCACCCTCGGTCGATTGCCGCCCGCGCGTACCGGGCGAACATGACGTGATCGCCCAACCCCTGCTCGCCGTGCAGCAGCAGCGTGTCGCCTTTCCGGAATGGCTGGCCGGTCCACGGCTTCCCCGGCAGGTCCGGCCGACCGTAGCTCGAGGCGAACGTGGGGTCGTCCCAGCGCTGGTTGAGCGCCTTCCAGCCTCGGAGGTAGTCCCCACGCCGGAGCCAGATGTAGGCTTGCGCGACTGAGGCGGACGCCTTGTTGGCGTCGAAGGCTATGGCTTTGCCCCAGCACCGTTCCGCCTCCTCGACCTGCCCCAGCGTGTAGAGGCTTGTGCCGAGGTTGCCCCAGCTCTCGACCTGAGCCCGGTCCAGCGCCAGCGCGCGCCGATACCACTCGACCGCGGCCGATGGTTCGCCGTCGTCATCCAGGAACCGCCCGACGTTGTGTGCCGCTACGGGATCCGTGGGTGCGGCTTCGTGGCAGGCGACCGTCAGCGTCAGGGCACAGTGTCGCCATAGGCCGATCTTGTCCTCCGGGGCCGGCGGGTCGGTGTAGCGGAGTGAGAAGTAGGCGCGCTGGGCCGCGTCGGACCCGAAGTAGAGCACCGCCTTGTTGGTCGGGTCGATTTCAGCACAGACTCCGAAGTGGTGCAGCGCTTGGACGAGATCGTTGGCCTTGACGGCATCCAAGGCTCGCTGGAGCGGCTTGGCGAGCTCGGGGCTGACAGGAAAGGGATTGGTCCCACCATCCGGGCTACTCGGTGCGCTTCCCGTCCGGTGTGGAAAACTCCCACGCCGCGGCCGGTTTCGCCTGCTCTGTGGCATTCCGCAATATGCAGAGACCGGCGAACTCTCGCAAATTGCACGATTACCCCTTGTGCTCGCTCGGTTTTCTCCACATGTTGTCCACACATGGCCGCCCCAGCAGTCGCAACGACGCATGGAGGGTTGCCGGTGCTGTGGTCGGCACACCCCGGCCCGCAGACCCGGTTCTTGTCGTCCACCGCATTTGAGGTCGGCTACGGCGGGGCGGCCGGCGGCGGCAAGACCGACGCGATCGTCTACGGCGCACTCCGGCAGACCGACCACCCGCTCTACCGAGCCATCATCTTCCGGCGAACGTTCCCGGAACTCCAAGAACTCATGGACCGCGCCGCGCTCGTCTACCCGCAGCTCGGGGCGACGTGGCACAGTCAGGAAAAGCGCTGGACGTTCCCCTCCGGCGGCAAGGTCGAGTTCGGGTACTGCGCCACCTACCAAGAAGCGCTCCAGTACCAGACGGACGAGTTCACGCACATCGCGTACGACCAGTTGGACCAGCTCCCCGAGGAACGGATCTGGACCTACCTGTCGTCTCGTGTTCGCGCCAAGCACGAAGCACTGCGGCTCGGGATGCGCGCCTCGTTCAACCCCGGCGGCGTCGGGGGCCAGTGGATCAAGCGCCGCTTCGTGGATGTCTGCCCGTTGGATGGCTCGCCCATCACGGTCGAGACACAGACGCCGGACGGGCGCACCGTGCAGCAGACGCGGGCCTTCATCCGCGCGTCGATCAAGGACAACCCCGCGCTCCTCAAGAACGACCCGACGTATGCGGACCGGCTGGGGATGCTCTCCGAGATCGAGTACCGGCAGCTCGCGTTGGGCGACTGGGACGCGATGGGCGGGGCCTTCTACCCGGAACTGACGACGCAGGCGGATCAGGACCGCTTGTTCGTGACGGCGGCCCAAGTGCCGCCGCTCCTCGATTGGCATGAGTACTGGGGATCGTATGACTGGGGGTTCATCCACCCGGCGACGTTCTCGCAGTACGTGCGGATCGGGGACCAGATCCTGTGCCTCGACACGACCTTCCTGCACAAGTACCAGGACGAGGATCAGGCGGCGACGATCAAGGGCACGGCCGACCGGCGGTGTCTCCAGACGGTCTATGCGGGCCACGATGCCTTCGCGAAACGGCTGGCGCACAGCGCCGCCGCCGAGCGGGTCGCGGACGTATTCGCGCGCTACTCCATCGGGCTCGAGAAGGCGAACATCGACCGTGCGGCGGGGGCCAAGGTCCTGCGCCGGTTCTTTGCGCCAGCCAAGCCAGGCCCGATGCCCAAGGGCACCGTGTCGTTCCGCTGGGTGGACACGCCGGGGAACCGGCGCGTGGTCTCCGAGCTCGCGGCGTTGATCCCCGAGGAAACGAACCCCGATGTCCCGGCCAAGCGGGACGCGAACACGGACGGCCTTTTTGGCGACGACGGCGCGGACGGGGTCCGCTACGGTCTGGCGACCCCATCGTTCGCGCCGATCGAGCCGCGTCCGGTGTGGCACGGCGGGAACGTGGAGACCGGGGTGGACGATGGCGCCCCGTGGGAGCGTGACACCTTCCGGGTGACCAGTAACGGCGTGATCGACAAGCGGGAATACGCGTTCCGGAAGCCCGGCCCGGAGAGCGATTTCCCGGAGCGCGAGGAGAACGTCTTTTGAGCGACGACTACTCCCCGCTCGGTGCGGTCCGCCGCGTGACGCGGTCGATGAATCGCGCCATCAAAGACGTCCCGCCGTCAGCGACCGACAGTACCGCTTCGGAACGCCCGCTCACTCTGACGACCATGTCGGGGCCGTCCCCGTGTGCCGTACTGCTTCGGTCGTTCACGGAGGGCGGCCCGGTGCCGGACGACTTCGAGGGGCTCCCCAAGACGGCCGAGGCGCTCAAGTCGCACGTCCGCTCCGATGGCGCGGTCTACTTGGGCGCATTCGAGGTGCAGGGCGACAAAGACTCGGTGGTGCTGATGTACGGCCCGTCGAACTTGACGGAGACGCGGGCCGAAGCGATCGCGAACATGGAGCGACTGGCGCTCACGAACCGCCATGCGGCGTGGGCGTTGGGGCCGTTCGCGCGACAGCAAACCGGTCCCGCGCAGTCGGGCGTGAGACCCAGAGCACCCAAGGGGGCCGCGTGAATGTCCGATCTCTTGTCCTCGGCCTGCTGATGGCGATCAACTGGGTGACCCCCAACGGCGCCAAAGGCGACGGAATTGCCGATGACACCGCCCCGCTCCAGCGTGCGCTTGACCAAGCGGCGGCCATGGGTGCAACCCTGCGGCTGCCGTGCGGCACCTTCCGGATCACAGCGCCGCTGACCCTGCTCACCCCAATCAGCAATCTGACCATCGTGGGCGAAGGGGCGGCCACCGTCATCGACGCTACCGACTTAGCGGACACGGAAATCGCGCTCAAGATTCAGGGCACGGCAGTCACGCGGTTCGCAACCGTGGCGACCGACATCACGCGCGGCACTCGTATCATCGCCGGACTCAGTACCACGACGGGGCTGGTAGCCGGGGGCATGGTCCAGATCCAGACGGATCAGGTATTCAACGACGACCGGCCGTTGCAGTACACGCGGGGCGAATTGGGGATCATCGAGAGCGTCGATAGCCCGTCGCAGATCACGCTCACGTCGGCGCTCTACGACAACTACACGGCGCTGGGCTACGACCTCCGGATTGACGCGATCACGCCGTCCACGAACCTGACGTTCTCGGACTTCACGATCCGGATGCGAGCCGGGGCGACGACGGATACGCGCGGGTTGCAGCTGCGCTACTTCCAGACGGCGCGGATGACGAACGTGAACTTCGACGGCTGCGCGAACTTCGGCGTGAAGTTCTGGGACGGGATCGACGCCCAAGTCCAAGGCGGGTGGTTCACCGACTCCAACGACGACTTCATCGGCTACGGCGTCTGGTTCTTCACCGTCCAGGATGCCCAGTTGATCGGCGCGCGCGGGCTGCGCTGCCGCCATCTGGTGGATGTCGGCGGGGCCGTTTCACGCAACGTCCTCGTCCAAGGCTGCATCGCGCGGAACAGCGCCTACTCGGGCGGTATCTCGTCGCATGGCGGGACCGAGTACGTCTCGTTCATCGGGAACCAGGTCTATGACTGCGTGATCGGCTACAACATCCGCGGTCGCGCCCATACGGTCATCGGGAACCTCGCCGTGCGGTGCTCCGAGCAGGGCTACTTCATCGGGGAAACCGGCGGGACGCGCACCGGGCAAGCGGGACGGCAACTGACCTTCACCGACAACAAGGCCGAGTATTGCGGGTGGGAAGGCTTCTACTGCCCGGTGGACATGGAGAACGCGACGATTCGCGGCAACACGTTCAAGGGCTGTGGGTCGGCGGGTAAGGATTCGATGCTGATCAACGGGACGACGATCCGGAAAAGCCTCATCGCGCAGAACATCATCACCGATCCCGACGCGGCCTCCACGAACGGCATCTACATCTACGGCTACGGGGCCACGGACGGCGCGAACCAGAAAGGGCTCACGATCGAAGGCAACCAGATCTACGACGTGCCCCAGACTGGCCTGCTGTTCACCGGCAACAGCGCCACGACGGCGGCGAACCTGTCCGAGGGCATCATCGTCGCGACCAACATCATTCAGCGCAGTGGCGTCCACGCGATTCAACTCACCGGCTACTTCGGAACGTTCACCTTGGGGCCGAACACCACGGACCCGACGACCGGCACCCAACTGGATTGGGCGAACGATGTGTTCCAGAGCAATCCGATCATCACCGGCAACTTCAGTGGGTTCAACAACGTATCCTCGGGGCTCACGGATGCGAGCGGCGAACTGGCCGTGTCCTTTAAGGGCATCCCGAACGCGCCGTTGATCCTCGGGAGCGTGGACGCGGGCCAGTACTTCGTGGACGTGAAAAGCCGGACAACCTCAGCGGGCGTGCACATCGGCGCGGTCCTGCGAGCGACCGACGCGGCCGGGGCCACCGCCCCGATCAATACACGGATTCGGTACTCGGTTCAGCCCCGATGATGCACACCACCACCACTCACGCCATGAGGCGTCACGTATGAGCATAACAGCCACCAACGACGCGCAGGCAGGTGCCGTCTTCCAGTCCACCATGCAGGGGCTTGGCGTGGACGTCAGCCGCCTCGGCCAACTCGCACAACTCCAGCTTGCCGTGGCGAACGCCCTGAGCGGATCGCTGCCGGAAATCATTTCGTCCATGACGCTCGCGACTGCCGCGACGGGGGACGCGTTCTACATGACCGGCAGCGTCTCGAGCCCAGCCGGCTCGCTGCGCTACATCTCTCCCGGCGCTTCGGCCGCAAACTGGAAGATTAACGCAGCGTCCGGTGGCGGGATCGCGCTGAGTGTTAACGGCACGAACTCGTTGAACGTCACGGCGTCTACGCTCAGTCTGAGTAGCGCAGGCGCTGCGTATTCGATCGCCGGTACGACGACGGCGTTGACGGCCGATGTCGCCTCCGGTGCGATCACCATCAAGGCAAACATCGGCACCGGCTCAGGTGCGGTCGGTGGCTTCATCTTCCAAGTCCCGGTGACCCACGGCTCGGATTCGGTCGCGCAAACGCTGACGACTGCGCTCACGATGGGCACCGGCGGCGGTGCCCGCGTTCAGGTCTCGGTCGGCCTCGGCATCGCGAAGGCCGCGACCACGACCTCTCCGCTCTCGATCAGCGGCCTTCCGACGTCCAGCGCGGGTCTCGTGACGGGCGACGTGTACAGCAACGCCGGCATCCTCACCATCGTCTAGTCTCCCTCTTTTCCCGATCATGCCCGACATCGCTCCGGTCCCGAGTCTCAAAGCCTCGCAGCTCGTCGCCCTCGACGCCGCCCTCAGCGGGATATTTCCATTGTCCCCGCCGCCGACTCCCAAGGGCCGCTACGCCCTCTCGAAAGCGGCCAAGGTCATCGGTCCGGCCCACGTGCTCTACGAGGAGCAAAAGTTGGCGCTCTTGACCAAGCACGCCCTCAAGGACGCCGACGGGAAAGCGGTCACCAACACCGTCGGGAACACCGTGCAGTTCGACATGGGCCGTGGCTTCGGCATCACGACCCCGGCGTTCGCGGCCGAGTTCGCGGAAATGAACGACGAAGCGATCGAGCTCACCGGCTGTCGGATGATTACCCACGCCGAATTGGGCGACTGCCCCATCACCGTACAGCAGGAGACGGCCTTGCTCGGCGTGCTCCTCGAGGATGACGAACCATGATCCGCGACAAGAAAGACCTCGATGATTTCGTGCAGCGCATGGCCGAAGGGCGCGGCAAAAGCACCGCCGCCGCGTCCAGCAAGACCAAGACGCCACGCGCCGTCAGTCGGCCCACAGCCGGCGTCTCCTCGAACGCGCCACCGAACCCGGTGAGTACCGACAAGGGCGCCAAGCCGACCGTCGTCAAGCAGCCCAAGACCAAGATCCCCAAGCCGGCCGCCGCGACTGCGGGTGCAGGGATGGGCGCGGTCACGGCCCCAACCAAGGCCACCAAGCTCGGGCTCCCGAGCGTGGTCCACAACCACTACTACGGCAAGTGAAGTAAGTCCCCCGCTGTTTCCTCACACCAACGTCGTGATGACGTAGGGTCGGTCTGGTATGACACGAAAAAAGACGCAGGACGCATCACCTCTCCCGGACGACGAGCCAGCCGTCGCGTCCCCGGCCCTTGTGCCGGACGCTGGCGCCCTCATTCAGAAGGACCGCGCGGGCCCGATCCGCGAGCTCCACCCCATGACCGAAGGGAAGGCCAACTTCGCGTCGATGGCGGACCGCGCCCGCGAAACCGTCGCCCTGGCCAACGCCAGCGCTGAGGAGGCCGCGTAATGTCTGCCACCCTCCAGAACCTCAATCTCGCCGGCAACACCCCAGCGGACCGGCTCTCCTTTGGGCCACCCGACTGGACCGTCATTCACTCGGGAACTGCGGCTGCGCTCTCGGCCGGCCCGGCCGGAGCGACCAACAAGCAACACTGGCTGACGCACGCCATCGTGTCCTTCTCGGCCGCCCCCGCCGCGGGCACGATCACCGTCAAGGACGGCACGAGCGTCATTTTCCAGGTGGAGTTCGGTGCCCACATCACGAACGCGATTGACCTGAACTTCGAGCAGCGTCCCTTGCGCGCGACCGTGGGCGCCGCGCTCACGGTCAATGTGTCGAGTGCCGGTGGTGCGGTCGTCCAAACGGTGAGCGCCACGGGCTTCACCGATGTCGTCGCCACGCAAACGAGCGTCTGACCGATGCTCTTTCGCGTGAGCGTGCTCCTGTTCGGTGTCTGCTCTCTGGCGCTCGTAGCGCTGGGGGGCCGCGCCGTGCTGGCGCTCGCCCGCGATGTCGTGCAGCTCGCCGCGCGCAAGCTGGACCTCGAGGAACGGACGGTCGCCGTGGTCGAGGCGCGCGCGAAAGGCGCAACGCCGCCGGCCATCATCCCGCCCGATCTCTTCCGCCGCATCACCAAGTGGGCCGACCCCTCCGCGCAGGAAGCGGAGCGGAAGATCCTCTTGGATCTCTACTTCCAGTTTCAGGACCAGCCGGACCCGTGGGTGGAAGTGCGCGCGCATCTGCCGCGTGAGCCGCAGGATGCCATGTCGTCCGATGTGTTCACGGGCGGCGGGTTCTCGGGGATCGCCTCATGACGGCCCCGATGTTCGCCACGACCGTCCCCACGGGGACCGGCGCGCAAGTGACGCCCGTTGATCCCGCGTTGTTGGGCTCCGGTGCCAACGCCCAGGCGTTGCCCGAGGAGACCCAGGGACTGACGCCCGAGGCCGCGCAAGCGCTCGCCGAACAGCTCAAGCAGCTCCAGTTGGAGGACGACACCAAACGGCGCAAGGCGTTGCGCGCGATGTTCGGCCAAGGCTTCCCGCTCGCGCTCGAGCACCAGCCCACGGACAACGATTGGTACGCGTGGGTCAATGAGCGGTGGGAGAACTACCGCGCGGGCGTGTCGCAAAACATCCTCTGGGCGGAACGCAATCGCCTGTTCCGCGCCGGGCAACAGAACCTGTCGCCCTACGGATCGAACGGCGTCTGGCGCCCCGCGCCGCAGCCCAAGGATTCCGTCCGCATCGTGGACAACCGGCTCCGGCCCGCGCTCGCGTGGGCCTTGGAAGTCATTCGCGAGCAGCGGCCCGGCTGGCGCTTCCAGCCGACGAGCACCGACGCCGACCGACAGGACAAGGCGGAAGCCCAGCAGCGCGCGGTCGAGTACCAGTGGAACCGCCAGAAGAAAATCGACATCGACGCGGAGACGCTCTACTGGGCGCAGACCGATGGGGTCGCCTTCCAGATGACCTACTGGGACACCGAGGAAGGCCCGTGGGAGGAACTGGAAGCGTCCCGCGGGCCGGTGCCGATCGGCGACGTGGGAACGCGCGTCTACCGCATCGAACAGGTGCGGGTGAGTTCCGAGGCGACCGCCAACATCGCCCCGATGCTCTGGCTGTGCCGGGACATCATGCCCAAGGCGCAAGCGATCGGGATGTTCGGGCCGGACATCGTGGATCAGGCCGACCAGCAGTTGCTCGCGCAGCAGGTCACGCAGTTGTCGAGCGTCAACCAATTCGCCTACACCCCGCTCTATCAGGACCAGAGCACGGTCGCGCGGTTCACGGTGTTCTGTGAGCGGTCCCAGTGGTTGCCGGAAGGACTGACGGTGATCGTCGTCGGCAAGAAGGTGACGTTTGGCCCCAAGCCGCTCCTCATGGGCCGCGTGCCGATGATCCGCTGCACGGACGGCTCCGAGGATCCGCAGTTCTATCCGGTCCCCAAGATGAACACGCTGATCCCGCCGCAAATGCGGATCAATCAGTTGTGGTCCAAGTGGTACGAGTCGATCCGGAAGAACGCGGGCGGCCGCTACGCCACCAAGAACGGCGCGGTGTCGGCGGAAACGTTGATCGGCGGCGAGGTCTCGATGCTCGAGGTCCGGACGACGGGCGATATCCGCGAGTCCATCGTGCCAATCCCCGGCTTCACGGTCGGCAACGACATCAAGGAAGCGCTCGACCGCGAAATCAAGATCATCGAGGACCAGACCGGCTACAACGATCAGGCCCGCGGCCAGTTCGCGTCCGACCAGTCCGGGAAAGCCATCTTGGCGATCCGCGAACAGCTCGAACGCACGTTCGCGCCGCTCGCCGGGGCGCTGGCGTCCGCCAACACTGAGTGGGCCAAGCAGCAAATCGGCTGGATGAAGTTCGGCTACCAGATGCCGCGCACGATCGCGGTGTTGGGGAAGAACCGCGCGGACCTCGGCGTGTCGCTGTCGTCGGTGGACATGGACGGCGTGGTAGACATCACCGTGGACCCCGAGTCCCTGGTGCCGCAGCCCAAGGCGCTCAAGCAGTGGATGTTGGACAACGCCTTTGACCGGCAACTGATCTCCAAGGAACAGTGGCTCGAGCGGTCGCCGATCGGCGACGTGCGGGACATGCAGTCGCCGGACCAGTTGCAGTACGCGAAGGGCAAGCGGCTCGTCGAGCAAATCCGACTGCATCAGCCGCTGGAGCCGATGATCTGGCAGGACGACGAAGCGATCCAGCAGAACGTGTTGGAGCGCGATCTCTTGCTGGCGGGCGGGACGCCCCCAGACCAGATGGCGGCCGCGCAAGAGCGCTGGCAGCAACTGGCGCAACAGCAGCAGGGAAAGAAAGCCCCACCCGTCCCAACCAAGGGCAGTCCCGAAGCGAACTATGCGGAGTTTATCGCGCAGATCACGACGCAGGCGAAGATCGCTGCCGAGGCCGTGATCGCGCAGGCGATCGAAGCGGCCGATCTGGCCAACGCCCAAGCGATCAGCGCCGCAACGATGACCGCACTACCCACCACCGCACCCGTCGTCCCCACAGCAGGGAATACCACGGCCAAGCCGCGCGCCGGCCAGCCGTTGGACCCACGCAGCGCCCCCGTGTTCTCAGGCGGCGCGGCTCCCTCTGTCCCATCCGCCCCCGGCGCGTTCGCTGCGGGCACCCCGAACGGAGTTCCGATCCATGCCTGACACCCTGACTGCTCCAGCGGCACCCGCCGCTCCGGTCGCCCCAGCCCCCGCCGCCGCACCGGTCGTCATCACGTCCGATGATGGCTCGGGCGTCCCGCGCACGATTCCCATTCCGGAACCGCACCGCAACCTGAGCGATACAGTCGCCGCACTCGCCCGCAAGACGGGCGTCGATGCGCCGGCTGCACCGACCGACGTGCCGCAGGTCCGTTTCCAGCGTGACGCCACGACCCCAGACGCCCCCGCGACTCCCGATGCTCCTCCGGGCGAAGCCGTCGAGGCGGTCGATACGACCGCGCCCACGGTGTCCGAGGCCGGCGATATCACGCTCTCGGATGACGATGCGGACGTGACGCTCTCCGCCCAGCGGAACGCAGACGGCACCTTCAAGACCAAGCTCGACCCATCCGAAAAGCTCGACTTCACCATTCGCGACAAGGCGACGGGTGAGGTCAAAGCGTACTCCAAGACGCTGCCCGAAGTGGTGCGCTTGGCCAAGGATGGGGTGAGCCTCCAGACCAAGTTGCAGGAAGTCCAGCCCGAGGTCGAGTACTACCGCGCGAATGTCTCCAAGTGGCAGCAGCAGGTCGAAGCGGACCGCGCACAGCGGGCCGATCTCGAAACGCAGTTGCAGCAGCAGATGGACCTCAACCGCCTCCTCCTGTCTGCGGACGACGCGGTCGTGGCTCAGCATCGCGAGCAGTACCAGCAGGAGATGACGCCGGAGAAGCAGTTGGAACGGCTTCGCGCCGAACGCGCCGCAGAGATCGCGGCCCGCGAAACGGAAGCCCGAACGAAGGCGCAGGCCGAGCACAGACAGCGTGTCGCGGCCGCCGCCCAGACGTTCGCCAACGAGCGACTCGCGGGCGCCATCGCGAAAGCCGAGACGGTGCTCGGGAAGGAGGCCGTCGTCGGTGCCGTGCATCTCTTCACATCCCATCTCCTCGTGGATGGGATGTATCCCCCCAACAAGTGGAACGAGCTGGCGGCGATTGTGAACGCCCCCAACGGCCCGTTCCAGACATGGGTCGCGGCCGAGACCGCGAAACGAGGACAGCAGGACTCGCAAGCGGCAGAGGCCCGTCAGCGCCTCGACGCCGAGCGCAAACGCGCACAGCAGGTCGTGAACGACGCCGGGCGGTCCATGACCCCCATCGGCCGAGGCGCGATCGACACCAGCGCACCCCAGAAGCCACCCGCCAAAAACAAACAGGAAGTATTGCAGCGGATGATCCACGCACCACTTCCCACAACCGGATAACGCACTCGAATCCATCCGAGCCACGCCGTGAGGCGTTGCGTTGGTCGGTTGTGACTTCTCTCAACGAGGAATCACAGCCAACATGGCCCAGAACACGACCTATATCACCGAGACGGAACTGACCGGTGACCTGAAGAATCTCTACACCGACATTCGTCAGGAACTCGTTCCAATCATCACCCCCCTCGTCGCGTCGATGCAGAAGATCGGCCCCGGGGGCGGTGGCCGCGTCCAGTGGGGCGGCAACAACCTGTACTTCGACGTCGTCACGCAGGCGGAAACCAACTGGTCCTTCTCCCAGACCGGTCAGTTGCCGTATTCGACCGACGCGCAAGAAGTCCAGGGCAACGTCGGCATCGCGCGCTTCTATGTCACGCGCCAGTTCGACAACCTCGCGATCGTCGGCACGCAGTCCAAGCAGGCGGCGTTCATCTCACTGCGCGAAAAGATCACGCGTGCGTTCGCGCAGGCCCTGCAACTGGGCATGGAGGAAGCGCTGAACGGCAACGGGACCGGCGTCATCGCGGTCATCGTCACCGCCTCCACTACCGTCTCGATCGCGGTCCAGTCGCCCTATGGCGTCTCGGGCGCCGGCCCGGGCGGTCTCTGGATGCTGCCCAACCGGTACATCACCGTCTACGACTCGACGGGCGTCACCAACCGCGGCACGGCACGGATCTCTGCGGTCTCGAACCAGCTCACGAGCACCACGGGTGCGGCGACCGTGACGCTTGCCACCGGCATCTCCAACATGGCGGCGACGGACATCATCGTCACCGCCAACCTGTCCGGCGACTCGCTGAACGCGACCTGCAACGGTCTCATCAACCTCACCAACCGCGCGTCCGGCTACACGACGCTGCATGCGGTGAGCTCAGCGACCTACGGCAAGTGGATGCCGCTCCAGTTCACGGCAGGCAACCAGGTGTCGGCGGTCCCGCAGGAAATGGATATCTGGTCGCTCGCGATCAAGCTCTTCACGACCTCGGGGTTCAACGCCACGCTCAACCCCAAGGACTATCTGATCGTCACCACGTACGGGGTGGGCAAGAGCCTCATCCAGTCCGTGCTCGGTCAGCGGACGATGCCGACCACGCCGGGCGCCAAGATCGCGCTGCCGGGCGGCTACGAGGTGGATTCCATCCTCGGCATCCCGATCGTGATGGACCCCTACTGCCCGCTCGGCACGCTCTACCTGCTCCACCTGCCGTCGCTCAACTGGGTGGACGCGATGGACTGGAGCCCGGTGCAGTATGAGAACTCGGGCGCAGTGCGCTTCGTGGACGGTGCCGACGCGTTCAACACGTCCTACAAGCAGTACTTCAACATCATGACGCGGCAGCGGAACGCGCTCGCCTCGATCATCAGCTACACCGAGCCGACCGGCCCCGCCTACAACTGGGTGACCGCCAACTCGTAACCGCCACGGGATCCGCTTGGGGCGCATCGCACTTCGGCGGTGCGCTCCGGGTGGATCGACCTGTACTAGAGGACTGTTCCAATGCCAAATGGTCTTGCACCGTGGCCGCACACCTGGGATCCGACGCCGGGCAATTTCGGCGCGATCTTCAACACGCTCTCGGCCGCGCTGGGATTCTCGGGGCCAACACTTGTGGGCACCGCGACGACCAACGTGTTCGTGGGCATCCCGGCCACCAAAACCGCGTTCGTCGCGGGCGCGTCGATGCAGGGCGGGATCGCCTTCGCGGGATCCGGCGCCATCACTGCAACGCTGTTCAAGAACTCCGCCGGGGTCGCCACGGCCCTCACGGCGGCGTACGACCTGACCGCGTCGATCTCTGGCGCAAACAGCAACGTCGATGTTCCGATCACCGCCACCAACGTCAATGCGACACTGGCGCCGGGCGATACGCTCTATTGGGCCGTCGCTGCCGCCGGGACCATCACCACGACCGGTGATCTACGCGGCGTCGTGGAGCTGGCGCTCAGAAAGTGAGCCTCACCGCGTCGGGCTTGGTGGTGCCGACCCGGCCCTCGTCTGGCGTCCTTGTGACGCCGGGCGGGGCGCCGATGGTGCCCGCATGGTTGCAGGAGGAAATCCACGCCGCGACCGAGGGTCGCGGGCGTGTGGAGTGGATCCAAGGGGCCCATCGTCCCTACTTCGGTCTCAAGGTCCAGTGGCCCTTGGGTGACCCGCGGTGGGAGTACGTGCGGTCGGGGCAGATGTCCGACCGCAACGCCTTTGATCTCGAGCAGATGTTCCCAGAGGACTGCTCGCCGAACGACATGGCGTCGTACGTCCGGAGCCGCTGGGGTGACCGCGCCCGGGTGGCGGACCCGGCGAAGGAAGCCGCGCGCATGGTGGACGCCGCACAGGCACACCAGGACTCGGTTCGCGAGCGGAATGTCGAGCAGGTGATCGCGGAGTCCACGGACCGCTACGCGCATGAGACGCCGCACAGCCGGAAGGTGCGTGCCGGCGCAGAGTCGGCGCACCCGATGGTCTCCGGAGGACTCAGCCGGTGACGATGACGCGCGCGCAACTGACGACGATGGCGCGGCAGTTCGCGGACGCCGTCAACTCGCCTCGATGGAGTGACCCCACGATCCAGAGCCTCCTTGGTCAGCACCAGTGGAACGAGACCGGGAAGCTCTTGAACGCCTTCAATCAGTACTACATCAACGGGGGCGCGGGGGATCTCACCGTCACGCAGGACGCCAAGGGACAATTCAACTGGTCCGACCTGACGACAGGGACCGGCGACGACGTGAAGAACGTCTACCGCGTGCTCACGCTCGGGCAACCGTCGGGCGGTGGCGCGAACGGCACCAGCGGACCGCTCTTCTACGCGAACGTCCCCTACACCCGATTCCCGAACCCACAGCCGTCCACGTCGTTGCCCTACGTGTGGTATCGGATCGGGAGCAAAGTGCAGATCCTGCCGGCGGTCCAAGGTCAGATCCTGCAAGCGGTCGTCAACTATCGGCCGTGCCGCGTCGAAAATCTGGCGTCGGACGACTCCGAGGTGCCGTTCCCGGACGGCTACGAGATGTTACTCGCGTATCTGGCCGGCGCGGCGATGCTCGACTTTGGTGGCGCGGAAGCGGGAGCCGCGAACGTGCTCTTGGCGAACGCCGAAGGGCTCCGGTCCGACATGATGCTCGACTTGGGCCGGTACTCGACGCAGCCGATCTTGGCGCAGGCGTTCGATGACCCGCAAGCGTGGGGCGGAGGGGGCTACTGATGGGCCGCGGTCCCCTGCTCCGTGTCCTGCCATCCCGCCGCGGCGCGGTGGCGCGTCGGCGCTTGGTCGATCAGCAATCGATCCTGTCCGGCGGCTTGAACATCTCGGCCGATCCGTCGCAGTTGCAGCCGAATCAGGTGCGGCGCGCGGACAATGCGCGGCTCACACAGTTCGGGGGTCTGTTGAAGCGGCTGGGATCGCAGAACATCCACGCCGCCGCGATCGGGTCCCGGAATCCCGTGCGCGAAATCTTCGCGTGGGAACAGGACGACGGCACGCAGCAACTGTTGGCCGTGAGCAACGGCCATCTCCACTATGGATCCTACGATATCCCGATGTCGTGGACGCAGGTCGCGTCTCCGACATTCGCGAGTGCGGCGGTCTATCCGGTCGCGGCGGCGTTCCGCGACGACACCCAGCAGGTCGTCTACTTCGCGGACGGCGGCAAGCTGCTCAAGTGGGACGGCGCCACGCTCACGCGCAGCGCCACGACGCCGAATGTCTCGTTCATCTGGGTCTACAACCAGCGCCTCTATGGCTGCGTGGGGTCAGACGCGGTGCTCTTGGCGTCGGGACTCAACAACGGCGACGATCTGGGCTACACGGCGGGCGAAGGCGTACAGGTGCCGATCCGGACGTTTGGGGAGTCGAGCATCGTCGGCGGGGTCGCGCTCGGTGTCTCCAATCTCATCTTCCACCGGCACGGCATCTCCCGGTGGACGGGTGTCACGCAGGACGACATCGCGGTCGATGCCGGCACGTTGGGCGTCTCGCCCGACACGGGCACGATCGTCCCCAACAGCATCGTCGCGACCGAAACCGAGGTCTACTTCCTTTCGGACCGCGGCTTCTACGCCGTCAACTCCCAAGGGCTGCGGCGGATCTCCACAACGCTCGACCCGAACATTCTCGCGCTGTTCACAGACGCGGGGAACCTGCATGCGGTCCACAACCGCTTCTACCGCGAAGTGGAGTTCTACCTGCCCGACACGGGCTACTACGCCTTCAACTATCAGTTGCAGGCGTGGACCGGCCCGTGGAACGAGGGCTACATCGACCCGATCTCGCACTCGGCGTGCGAAGCCGTGGATACGCAGGGCAACCCGATTGTCTTGGTCGGCACGGCCGATGGGTTCGTGAAGCAGATGGACGCGCCCAATATCTACACCGACAACGTGCTGTCCGATGGCACCGTGGGAACGGCGGTCGGGATGATCTCCCAATTCCGGCGCATGTTCTTTGGCGATCCGCCCGCCGACAAGTCACTCCGCTGGCTCTACATCCTGGTCGCGCTCAACGGGTCCACGAATGCGGGGGTGGCGTGGACGACGGCCACGAGCTCGTCGTCGGCATCCCTGTCGCAGACGGGCGGCGTGATCTGGGGCTCGCCCTCGATGGTGTGGGGCTCGTTTGTCTGGGGCACCGGGGACGCACAGGAGTATCGCGTGCCGGTCTCGGGGCGCGGGTCGTACGTGGACGTGACGTTCACGGACTCGGGGACGAACACGCCGCCCTTGGTGTCTGCGCTCCGCAGCGAAGCCTTCGACTACGGGACGGCCCATGAATACAACTAAGGAGGGTCGCGCATGAGCGCCGGCTTGGTCTCGCAGCATCAGCAATCATCCTTCGCGTCCCCGGTGAACGGGGCGGCGGGCGATGCGACGGTCGTCTTGGGGAACGACAACGCGACCGTCTCGACGTACAACAGTCACGACGCGGACGCGACGATCCATCTCCAGAGTTCGACGGCGGCGGTGTTTGCGACCGTACCGGCGGGCACGGCGGGTCGGAAGTGGCTGACCTCGGACGGTCTCCGGGTGTTCTACGACACCGGGTCGGTGTGGTCTGAGATCGACTATTTGTGCCAGACGACCGGCGGAACGGTCGCCGGAGCGACGACATTTACGGACACGGTGACGACGGGCTCCGGGTCTGGCGCTACGTTGGCGGCTGGCAGCGTCAGCGTCGGGACGGATGTCGGGTTTGCGGCGAGTCACGGCATCGTGGTTGGCAACACGCGCATCATTGCGTTCCGGGAGTCAGGAACGACGTTCGCGGTTGCAACGGGTCTCAGTTCGGTCCAATCACTCACAGTCGCGAGTGGCCAGACGTTGACGGTGAGTGGGGCCACGGTCACCGGCTTGACCGCCGCATCTGTTGGGTCGGGCACCTTCCCGGGCGTCTATACGATTACCGGAGCGGTGACGCTGAGCGCGCTCCTGACGGCGAATGCTGGGGCAACGATTGCAAGCGGCCAGACCCTGACTGTGACGGGTGCGACCGTGACCGGACTGACGGCGGCGTCCGTGGGCACGGGGACATTCCCGGGCGTCTACACGATCACGGGTGCCGTCACGCTGTCCGCACTGCTCACGGCGAATGCCGGCGTCACGGTGGCATCGGGACAGACACTGACACTGAACGGCGCAACCCTGTCGGGAACGATCGCCGGCACACCGACGTTTTCAGGGCTGTTCACCGTGACGGCCGGGATGACGGTGGCCTCGTCCAGCGGCGTGCTCAATGTCGGCGGCATGAGTCCCGCCAACGCCAACCCGCACTACGTGGCACTGGCGAACGCGAACGCCGCGGTCGGCACGCCGAGCGGTGGCGGGTTCCTCTACGTGGAATCTGGCGCGCTCAAATTCATTGGAACGAGCGGCACGATCACGACGGTGGCGCCGCCATGACCGACACGCGATCTGCTCCCGTCTCCGACATCGGGGCTGGCATCGGTCACGCGGGCTCGATTGAGTCGTGGACTGCGCCGGCCGCACCGGCCGGTCCGCTCTCGTCACCACGCGAAGCGTCCATCTGGGCGCGGCTCCGGCTCCGGCACTTCACGCCCTCGGGGACCGGCGTCGGTGTCGCGGTGCCGGCAGGCTCGGTGTCGCTCGACATCGTATTCGCTCGAGCGGAATCCAACACCGACTACGGCGTGCTCATCGTCCCCAACTGGGACACCAGCAGCTTCATCACCGACAAGACAACGACGGGGTTCACCGTGTCCTTTGGCGCGGCCCCGGGCTCTGACACGACGCTCCAGTGGGCGACTCACCGTAGCGAGGATAGCTGATGCCCTACACCGGCAAAGACAACCACCCGCCCGCCTATCGGGGCGCAGACGGCCTCCAGCACGACGACTGGGTCTATGACGCCAAGACGGATCAGTGGTATATCCCGAAATCCGATGGCGGCATGGGGGTGCCCGCCGCGTCGTTCAATGCGCCGCTTCCTGGCTCGCAGCCGGGGGCCGCGTTCTCGACTCCGTCCGTTGCGGGCGCGCGTCCGAGCACGCCGATGCCCTACAGCAGCTACGCGTCAGGCGGCGATTCGCTGCCGGCGAGCGGCGGCTCTGGGGGTGGCATCGACTGGGGCAAGATTCTGAGCAACGTGGGCAGCTTCGTCGGCGATCATGCGGGCGACATCCTCAAGACGGGCGGCGCGATCGCGGAGGGCTACATGTCCTCCGCGGACCGCGCGAAGGCGCTGGCCGAGCAGCAGGCCGAGTTCCAGCAGAACTTGAATGAGCGGAAAGCGGAGTACGGTCGCACGACCGGAGACGCTGAAGCCCAGCAGGCCGTGCAGGATCAGGCGGCGCTCAACAAAGCCCCGATCGCGGACAAGGCCCAAGCGCTCATTCTCGCGCGCATGGGCCATCCCTCCACGACATTCCAGCCCCGCGACTACACCAAGGGCCTCAGCCAGTTGAACGGACAGGCGACGGGTGGCCCGCAGGACGCGATGGCGGCCGCACGTAGCGCGGCGGCCTCCTACACGCCCGGGTCTGGTGGCGTGGATACGAGCGCACTGGAAGCGACGTTGGCCAAGCTCCGGGGTTCGTCCGGGATCGCCCCGCAGGCTCCGCCCGCGACCCCGCCGGTCGGTGGTCGCACGACGGGTTGGGTTCGCCTTCCTCCACTGACGCGCTGACGATGAAACCCTACCCGAACGACGACGAGCAGACGCCCAAGGCGGGCGCCTATGACGGGCTAACCGACTCGAATGCGACGGACCCCAACACGCCGCCGGTCCAGCCGTACACCCCGCCCACGGCCACGACATCCGACACGGCCAAGAAGCCGACGACGGGCACCGCCGACGACGCGACACCGCCGGGCGTGAGTCCGACGCCGACGTTCGCGCAGCAGCAGGCGGCGGGTCAGGCACGCCCCCCCGCTCCTGTCGCAGCGCCGACACCGCCGACGACGGACCCGTGGAACGGGTTCGGGCTGGGCGAGACTGGACCGCCGGTTGATCCGAGCGGCACGCGTCCGCTACCCGGTTTCCCGTCTGACATTGGCGGCATGACGCCGACCAACCCTCTGACGCTGACGCCCGGTGGCACGGGGACCGGCGAGACCGGGGCGCCTGTCGCTCCGGAAGGCTCGGGGCAGACCGCGACTGATTCACTGTTGCCGCTCCTGACCGGCAACGCGACGGGGACCACAACCGATCCGCTGACCACGGCCACCCGCACGGCCGCGCTCAATCAGTTGAACAGCCCCAGCCCCTACAACGCCGACGCCGTCAAGAACGAATACGACACGCTGGCCGCGAACATCGACGACCAGTACGCCCAAGACCAGCGCGCGCAGATCAACGCCGACGCACGCCGCGGGCTCTACGGGTCGCAGGGCAAAGACTTTGAGTCCGGCCGACTCTCGGATCTGAACGTCGGGAAACGCTCGGCGAAAACGGCGCTTGCCGCTGATCTGGCCGACAAGTACGCGACGACGCTGGGGCAGTACCAGTCCAATGCCATCAACCAAGGCTCGAACGTCGCGCAGACGGGCCAGAACAACCAGTTGGCGTGGCTCAACGCGCTCATGGGCTACGGGCAGCAGGGCTTCAACAACGATCTCGCCACGGCCGACTTCAACCAGCGCGCGAACGAGAGCGACCAGGATTACGAGCTGCGGTTGCTCCAGTTGGGGTACGGCGCATGAACGACGCGATCCGGGCACTGATTGCGGGACTCGGCGCGGGCGCGACCTCATTGGGCACGTCCATCGGGGCGCGCGACGAGGCAAAGCGTGCGGACGCGATCCGTCAGGCGGCGGCCGACAAGGCGTTCCAGCAGCTCTTGGCGAGCAAGGACTACGAGGCGTCGATCGCGCCCCCGACGACGCGCGTCGTGGAGGACGGGATGGACCCGGTCACCAATGCGCCGCGCGAGAAGTACCAGCAATTCAACCGCACGACGCAGCAGTGGGAGGACGCGGTCGATACGACGCCGACGCCGAGCGCGCCACCTGCCCCACCGCAAGCGGGGATGCACCCAGCGATTGCGGCATTGGCGGGGAAGATGGTGCCGGACCGGGTGCCGCCGATCACGAGCGCGATTCCCGGCAATCCAGCAGCTCCGGCACCGCCAACTTCCAGCGCACCCGTCGTTCAGCCGGACCGCCCGACACCGCGTGTGTTGCGCCCGCCGCCCAAGGCGGCGCCTGCGGGCCGTCGCGTCAAGGTGGTGCAGCCAGACGGCTCAGTGATCTTCGTGGACCCAGAGGCCCCGCCGCCGGGCCTGAAAGAACGCGCCGCGATCGCTGCGCCGCAGTTGCAGGAAGTGACCGACGCGAGCGGTCAGAAGCACCTTGAGCCCAAGGTCGCGGGTTTGGTCACGGCCCCGCCGGCCGATTCCGCCAAGGCCAAGCAGACGCCGGCCCTCCTGATCGCGACGATGAACCGCTTGGGGCTCTCAGAGGGGGACATCTCGTCAGCAATCAACGAGATGGAAGCGTTCGAGAACGATCCGACGAAGCGCGCGAAACTGACCGCGTACCAGCAGGCGCTCGCCGCGACCGCCAACACGCACCAGAGCAACGAAGGCAAGGGCGGCGTGCTCGATGTCGTGTCGAAGGGCGCGGGCTCTTTGGTCTCCGGCATGGCGCAGAAGGCGGTCGATCCGGACATCCGGACCTATCTCCGGAACAGTCAGATCGTCGGTACGGCCGCCACGGAAATCCTGCCCCGCCCCAATCAGGCGCTTTTGGGCATTGAGTCCGGACTGTCGGGCATCGACGTGGGGTGGAACCCGCAACTGTTGGCGGGCGTGCAGGATCGTCGGCGCCGGATGCGGGACATGCTCCATGCCTCGCTCATGTCTACGCCGCTCGGACAGGCGGCCACCAAAGGCGCTCCATCCGCGAAAACTCCGCCGACCAAAGCACAGCAACTGTGGGACGCGGCCGTCGCGAAGCACGGTGAGGCGACGGTGCTCAAAGAGTTCGGTCCGAGGCCCCCGTCATGACGATGCTGATGCCCTACACCGGACCCGGTGACGACGACGATCCGCTCGAGCAGCTTAAGCGGATCAAGGCGGCCGAGGACGCGGATCCGCTCGCGCAACTCAAGCGACTGCATCCGACGCCGACCTCACACAAGGGTGTTCCGTTTGTCGATGCCAAGCCCGAGTCCGCCCCCGGTGTGGGCACGAAGGTGCTCGGGACGCTCTCCGCCCTCGACGCCGATATCCCGGGCGCCGAAGCGGCGCAGGCCGGCATTCGTGCCCTCATTCGCCAGCAGCCCTATCGTGAGGCCCTGTCAGATATCAAGGGCGGCGAAGAAACCGCGCCTGCCGCCGCGCGCATTCCGGCCCGGATCGCGGGCGGTACGGTGGCGGCGATGACGCTCCCGGGGTCAGCTGCGATGCAGGGGGCGCGCTACGGGATTCTCAACGCCCTGGGCTCGTCCGATCCGGACCAAGGCGTCAACAGTCGCTTGCATCACGCGGCGATCGAGGGACTGATCGGGGCGGCGACGGGCAAGGTTACAGATGCCGCGGTGACGGCTGGCCGCGGCGCGTTCGCGAAGTCGCTGGGCCGTGCCGCGCTGGACCGGAAGGCCGCAACCGAAGCCGCCGACCGTGCCGCCTATGGGGTTGCTGAGGCGGAAGCCGCGCTGCATCCGGGTCCGACTCCGCGCGCCGTGACCGATGCGCTGGCTATGCCGGAGATCGCGCCCTACGTGAAGGTGATCCGGACGTCACCCAGCATGGCCGGGGCGGACGACGCGAAGGTGCTGCGCGAAGCCTACAAGCTGATGTCCGAGCGACAGGGGATGTTGGAAGGACGGATCAACGGCAAGGATTTCAAGGCCGGGACTTCGCTCGAGCAGCAGGACTTGGGAGTCGCCAAGCGACGGCTTTTGGGGGCGGCGGAAACACCGGAAACGCGCGTGACCCCGGAAGTCACCCGACAGGTGCCTGCGGAGACACGAACCGTGGCGCCCTTTGAGACGGCGGAATCTCCGCGCCCGTCTCTGCGCGAAGCCATTGACGCGTTCCAGCGCCGGCAGGGGGCCGTGGCTGCCCGCGAGGCCCAGCCCGGCGAAACGGTGGCGCAGCGATTGGCGCGGGAAGCGCTGGAGCGGCGCGGTGCTGAGCAAGAAGCCGGGGCGATCTCGGGGAGCCGCCGGACGGAACCGCTCCAATTGGAGATTGCCCCAGAGTTCACGGAAACCGTCGTGCCGGAGCAGGTGGCTGCGATCGATCCGCTCATGCCGTCGTTCCGCGGCGCCGTGCAGCAACACGCGGCCGCGATGGGCCGGCGCGATGCCTTCCGCACGGCCGCCGACGCGACCAAGCGCATCATCAAGAACTCCGACATGGCCGCGCGCTCGCTCGAGGGCAATAGTCCCGAAGCGTTCCCGGCCTTCCTGTCGAGACTCTCACCCGAAGAAGCGCAGGCGGCGCGGGAGGGCATCTTGGGCGTCGTCAAGAAGAAGAATGCCCCGCTCCACCCGCTCCGCACGATGACGGGCGCGGCGCGGATCACGCCGTATCTCCGACAGGTCGATGCCCAGCTCGGGACGAAATATCCGAGCATTCTCCGCGCACTGGGGATTTCCGCGGTGGACGGCCGATGACCCCCGAACGCAAGCGGACATGGAAGGGCCGCGCGCTGACCGCGACGGCACTCATCAGTGCGGTCGTCGTCGTCGCAGGGGCAATCAGCCCGATCATCCGGCCGGTCGCGCGCGCGGCCATCGTGTCCACGGTCGAACCGGAGTTCGTGCATCAGCGGCTCTATGATTCCGTCCGCATCGTCCAGCAAGGGACGCGCGCGCTCGACTCCCTGAGCCATGACCAGGAGATCCGGGAAATCAACGCACGCCTCGCGGGCATCGACTCCGGCGTCCGGTGTCTTCGCCATCCCAAACGCGGATACTGCCAGTGAGCGTCGGACCCCGCGTGTATCAGCCCGACGCGATTGCGCGGCAGTTCGGCTTCATTCGCGAGACGCTGGGGCCGAACCGTGGGGTGTGGGTCGAAGCCTTCCAGCGGATCGGGGATGGTAAGCCCGGTGACTCATGGTGCGCCGATTTCGTGTCGGGCGTGCTCTGGATCGCGTACCAGGGACCGCCTCCGGTGCCCCGGACGGGATCGTGTGACGTGATGTGGGCGATCGCGAAGCAGTATGAGACGACGGTGCCGGTCGCGGGGGATTTGTTCTTCCGGATTCACGCGAACGGGGACGCGCACCATGTGGGCATCGTGACAGCGACCGGCCCACTCCGGGGCATCGCTGGCAACACCAGTCCCGATGGGACGAGCTCGAACGGTACGGGCGTGTTCGAGCATCCGCTGACGCTGGACGCGGAAACGCATTTCGCCCGCCTTCCTCTGGAGATTTCATGAAAGAGTTTCTGACCACCCGCGCGCTTGGCCTCCTGCTGCCGCTGATCGTCGGCCCGCTGGCCTACCTCCTCACCAAGCTGCTCAAGGATTCCGTGACGGCGATCGACAAGGCCCCGCCCTACGTCAAGCAGGCCATCGTCGTCGCGTTGTCGTTCGCGCTGGCGGGCGCGGTCAAGTACTTCGGCAGCCTCTTGCCGGGCGTCTGCGTGTTGGGGGATGACCCCATGAGCTGCCTGTCCGCGTTGACGAACCCAGACGCGATGAAGGTGCTGGTGTCGGCACTGGTGGCGTTCGCGATCCATGCCGGGCAGAAAGCGCAGGACGCGAAGTAGTCAGGGGCGCGTGGGGGCGAGCGGCGTATCCTCGCCCACCACGCAGCCCGAGTGCTGATGCGAGACCGGCGACTGGAAGCACGTCTCATGGTCCGCGATCAACCAGACGCATTCCCGGATGGCCGACTCGCCGCGACTCCGGATCTGCACCACCCCTACGGTATCGCCCGCGTAGAAGCAGAGCGGGTTCCGTGTCGGGGCGTCGATGGCGGGCCCGCAGGCCAGCGCTGTCGCGAGCCCCGTGAGTGCCGTGAGCCGCACCACTCCCTTCCCCGACCGTGCAAGGCGTTCCCCAAACCCCTCGGGCATCAGGACTTACCCATGTGGGTGAAATGTGGAAAAGAAAAGTCTTGACTTGGCCGCTGGAATATATACTATTCCCGCCGTGACACATTCCCCGAATAACCGTAAGCATCCGCCGACGCGGGCGCGAGAGGCGACGAAGCGCCGGTTTCTGGCGGCGCTGCGGATCGCTGGCATGACCATGAGTCAGTGGGCAGCAGGACAGAACGTCACGCAGGGCTACGTCTCGAACGTACTGGCTGGGCGGCACATTAGCCATCGCCTCGATGCGGAGATCGCGGCTTTCTCGGACAAGCACCTCCGCAATGTCGCGTAGCGATACGCGCGGACGGGCGGCCTAGGTGTCGGGGCTCGCCGCGCTGGGCCTCGGGCTGGTCTTGGCGGCGCTGGTGGGGTGGGTGATCCGACAGGACCGGATCGAGGAGGATGGATCACCCGAGCAGGTCGCACGGGAGCGGATGGCGACGGACCCGAAGTATCGGAAGCGGCAGCGGAGTTGGGTGAGCGAACTGCGGGACGTGATGCGGCAGGGGGAAATCCAACGAGTGAGGAGGCGGTCCAAGTGAGCAAAAGGGGTCGGGTTGTCAGCGCAGAGGAGGGGCACGAACTCGCTACCACAGCGATCGGGGTGCGGCCCGTCGACAAGAACTGCTTCCGCTTCGCCCTGCCGGATGGCCGCGAGCTTCAGTACGAAGTGGAGTCAGTCGAGACGGGATACTGCGATACCTGCGCGGGGCACGATACCGAGATCACATGGACGCTTTTCGGCTGAGCGAAGGGGGACGCACCGGGGGGTGCGGGTAGGGAGCCAGTATCGGACGCGAACGGGTCAGGAACCCGAGAGCAGGATGACAGGCGGTTCGAGGCCGCCGACTGGCAATAGGGCTATGCGTGGGGCATCCGAAAGGACTCCCGCTCGGACGATACCCGAGACACGACGCTACGGCCCGACTGGTAATGCGAAGGGAAGCACTTCACCGAATCACCGGAGCGCGACGAACCAATGAGCGACACAACCTGTTCGACCTGCCACACCGCAACCGGCGCGCTCGACACCGAGACGATGGATGAGGGTCGGCGGTGCCAATTCGGCTGTGGACGGCCCGTGGACGAGGACACGGGCATCTGCCCGTCCTGCCACGAGCACTCTCTGAATGTGTGGGAATGCCCCGCTTGTTCGACGGAGTACGGTTGCTGGCGCGGTCGGTGGGCGCTGGTGACGACTGACTGCAAATGCGATGGCGACCGCGACTGCCCGGACTGTCACCCCGAGTGCCCCGACTGTCGAGGACGCGGCTACTTCGGCTGGTCCTCCTCGGGGTTTACCTGCGACACCTGCAAAGGCATGGGCACGCTGGGCTGGACGGACGATCAGATCCAGGATGCCGCCGAAAACCGGCAGATCGCGTCCGACCGTCGCCACATGGAGGGCTGACGCGATGACACAGCGCTTTGATCCCGCCGACTTCCGCGCAGGCGAACTCGCCTCGGCGACTCATGCCGTCACCGCGCATTGCGTGGGTTGTCAGGACGCACACGGCCAGCCCGATCAGCAGAAGATCGCGGCGATGGAGGGCGCGGGCTGCGTGTTCGGATGCCCGCGTCCGGTGGACTCGGATACCGGCGTCTGCCCGTCGTGCCGCGAACACTCGGCGAACGCCGTCGAGTGCGAGGACTGCGGGACGCGCTACGAGGACTGGTCCGGCCAATGGGAGGCGGCATGAGCCCCAGAGACGCGCACTTGGCGCTGGTCGAGTCGGACAACTTCGGCGACGAATCACCGAGCCTCGAGGCGGTCCAGCCCAACGGGGAATCGGAGTTGGCGTTTCGCCTTCGGCTGTCGGTGCGACTGGTGCAGCTCGACAAGCGGATGGACGGACTGGAAGCGCTGATGAACAAGATCACGACGCGGTGGGCCACGCTGGGCCTGCCCGCTCTTTCCAAGGACTGACCCGATGAAACACTCCGACTCAATCGCGAACCTCTGCGCCGCGCTGGTCAAGGCGCAGGCGGATCTCAAAGCGGTGGGCAAGGATTCCGTCAACCCGCACTTCCGGTCCAAGTTCGCGTCCCTGGATTCGATCATCGACATGGTGCGGCCCGCGCTCGCGAAGCATGGTCTGGCCGTGCTGCAAGGCGCGACGGTGCCCGAGAGCAACGCCGAGGGCGTCCTGACGGGCTTCACCGTCGAGACGATGCTGGTCCATGCGTCGGGCGAGTGGCTGACGAACGGTGCGGTCCTGCCGATGACGAAAGCGGACCCGCAGGGCGCGGGCGCGGCGCTGACGTATGGCCGGCGCTACTCGCTCGCGGCGCTCCTGTTGATCTCGACGGACGAGGACGACGACGGCAACCACGCCAGCGTCCCGACGACGCGAGGCACGGAGTCACGGCCCGCCGGCCCGCACCCCAAGGCCGTCGAGGCGCGCAACAACGCGAACCGCAACGGGAATCCCGCCGACAAGCTGATGCCGTTCGGGAAGAAGAAGGGCACGCGGCTCGGCGACTTGGAGGACGGGGAACTGGAGCGGACCATCGAGTGGTGCAACAGCCGCGAGACGCCGGAGAAGTTCGCGGACCTCGTGGAAGCGATCGGGCAGGTGCTGGACGACCGGCTGGTGGCGGCGTCTCTCGCGGACAAGCCGGACGATTTGCCTTTTTAGCGATTTCAGGGTCCGGGGTGCCGCGACCGCACATCGGCGGTCCGAATAGCTAGTACGGTGAAAACACAAACAACGCTGTTCCACCCCGGACCTTCCTTCCTCTGTTCCGTTGTTCCCATCCTCTCTCACCACAGTGATTCCCACCATGCTCATCGTCACCGGCAAGCACAAACTCGAAGCGATCCTGCGCCAACTCTGGGAAGATGCCGTCACCAAAGTCAGCGAAGAGTTGCAGGGCATCCGCACGCTCAGCGATCTCGCCGCGAAGGTGAAGGAACTGCGCGGGCA